CGCGGAGTGATCCGCGCCGTTGCGAAGAGCAAGATTTCGTATCTCGCATCTGCAACTATGTAACTTAAGTGTTATTTAGTGCGTTTGGTGTTACTAAGCGCGGCAGACGATGAGAGACGGAACTCCCATGGTGAGCCTGTGGAACTGGCTAGGATGTAACTTTAACATGGATACCTGCCTCGCGAGAGGTAGGGTCAAGTTAACTTAGGTTAGGCCGTAGCCTAAGGAAGTTGCAGCGAAGGCCGCTAGCGATAGCGGTTGGAGCCATTGAGGACTCAATAGAAATATTGATAGCCTTTCTCTGAAGCTAAGCCACATTGCGGTTTAATCGTGATGTGGAGGCGTGTAAGAGGAGCTACTTATGGTAGTTCTGAGGCAAATAATGAACCTCAGAGGGTAACCCCATGACTGGATGTCAAGGAGTCCTCTCGCAGTGATGCGAACCCTAGATCCAATGGATCTTCCACAGTGTCTCTTGGTCCCTTACGGAGCGATAGAGTTACGGAGAGTTGGCTTCCGAAAGGAGGCTGGAACCAAATCAGTAAGATTGCATGAGGCTTAATCTTGTGTAGTCGGACCTGAGGAGGGAAATCCTTCGAGTAATTGAAGGGGGTCTTTCCCGATACTTGACGTTGCCGTTTGGCAACCAAAAATACCCACCCGGGTAGAGCATACCAATGCGACCTGCAGCCGTCCACTCCCAGGAGTGGAACGGGAACTGAAGGGTTAACGGGATTAACATCCAGAAATAGTGAAAATTATTTCTTATGCGTAATATCAGATCTCTTTACAGAGCCCTGGTACCGCGTACATTAACTTGGTCCTTCTGTGTAAAAGCAGAAGCAAAGCTAGCGGGACTACTCTTACGAGTCGTTCCGTTAGTCTTTGGGCATCTAACACTCTCTCACGTGAAGGTAGTTTGGGGGTTCGCCAAGAGGGTCGCAAAGATGTATCGAGCGATGGGCTCTAAGGGTACCGCGATTTATCTGAAGACCTGCTATTTAGTTACTCAACATATAGCAGGTGGGATGAAGGATCAAAGTCCTTTGAGTCTGGGCGCGAATATTGCGAGAACTCGCCTAGGGGTGCCTAGAATAATCAACCGGCGAC